CTGCAATATAAATCTTCTCTACAAAACCATCGCGAATATTAGCCATCAATTCTGCAAGAGAATAGTTACCAAGAAGGATATCCTCAAGAGTAACAAATACCTTTACGGTCCAAGTCTTAGTAGTAACCTGGAAGCTCTTATTATCAAGACGTCTTGCCTTATAGATACCACCACGAGAACCTTCAATAATACCAAGTCTAGCTCTACGCTTACCAATTCCTCTAATTTCAAAGATTGGCTCTGCATCACGAGCAAATGTCTTAACTTCTGTAAAACCACCTACAATATCAGTGATTGCTTTTGGAAGCTGTTCCTGAATAACCTCTTCAAGCATAGCAAAAATTTCAGCCTTGTGAGCGCGAATTTCACGAGCGGAAGCATTCTCCAAACCATATGTTTCAAGAATTGCATTAACTGCAGCCTCATTTGCATCTACTGCGGAAAACTTAGAAGGATCTGCAGGAGCTATAGCTGCTCTAAAAAGTGTTTTAAGTTCTTGTTTAGTTGCCATCTTCAGTCACCTCTTCTTCAATTGCCTCTATTACACCAAGATAAAGGAATTCGTATGCTTCGCTTCCGTCAGGAAGAGTAGAAGCAGTAGCCTTAAACATAGCGCCCTCAGCATCTGCCTGAAGTGTAAGAACACCATCAGTTACCTTTGCATAACCATTACCTTCAATTTCGCCAGTGTAGTTGTTAGTAGTGAAAGTATCACCAACATAAAGTCCGATACAACGAGGATAAACAACACCATCTACAACAGGCTCAGCAAAAAGTCTAAGCTCATTGAAGTAAGTAAGAAGCTCTTCAGTATAATGTACGAAAGGCACGGTGTGCTTCGAAGGATCGTAATTACTTACAGTACCCTCAGCATCGAGACCAAGAATGATACCATTTTCAATGTAATCGTTGCCACCTACGGTTACCTTAGCAATGCTTTCCATATCTGCGGGCATATTAGCCAGAATATGACCATTGCGCAAACCGCAAAGGTTGTTCATTTCGAATACCTTGAATGTAGGAAGGAAACTCATAATCATTAGTTTTTACCTCTATTCATATTTTTATATTTTTGAACAACTGCTGCCTCATCACACTCGTTGTAGTCACTTGGCACGTTGTCTATATTTGATATTTCAAATATCACTGAATCTGTATTGGTTTGTGTTGCCGCATACGCGTCAGCTAAACCATTGACTAATTCTTCAACTGTATATTCGCCGTTTCTAAACTTTTCTATCGTTTCTGCATCAAGCAAATGAGAATAACAGGTAAGAATATTGTCTTTATAAATTATTTGCAATGAAGCAAATCTTTCTTGTGCTTCATTAGATGACTGAGTGAGAATTTCAATAGAAGCAGTTAATTCAGAAACTGTAGCTTCAAGACGCTCGCAATTGCTTCGTAAAGCTTGGAATTCTTCATCTTCTTCTTTTGACTTTCCGTCGTTGTCTTCTGAGAACTTGTCATCTTTGTTTTTGTTTTTGTCTTCTGGGTCGATTGTTGTTGCATTTGTGTCTGTTCCACCATCAACAAATGCGGGGGTACTATCGCCCTCGTTTGTTTCTGTTCCAACAACTGGCTCAGTTTGTGTTTGATTACCATCTTCAAAAATCTCAGTAGTGCCTTTCTTTGCGTTCGTTAGAACTTCAATTTCTTCATCGCTTAAATAACGATTGCGAACACTGCACTCCAAAGTAAGTTGCAACGAACCATCTGTATCGCGGCTCATTTGATAGCGGTTATAAATTCCATAATCGCTGCAAACTACAACATAATTCTCTGGCTTATGCTCACAAACATAACCATAAATGCGCTGGGACTCTAAAGTTCTATAAATTTCAGTTACAACTTCTTCAGCCGTAGGCTCTACATTGAACATAGCGCTGAATAACGCCTGATACTTACTCTTGTTTTCGTCTGTAATAAAATCAGGAAGTTCAACAGCACTAAAGAATTCAGAACCGGTAAATGCAGGAGTGTCATTGTCTCCAAGAACACTAAGTCCAATAAGTTCGCCGTCGGTAAACTCAAGGTTCTTAAAATTGCCCGCACTATCGCGATTGATTTTGTACTGAACAGAATTGGGGTCAAGCTCTAAAGAATGTTGTTTGCCAATAATCTTAGAAGCAATAACACCAGTATCATCAGGTCTTCCTGTGTACAAGATAATGTCAGTTACAGCAAATGTAACACCCTGTGCGGCATCTTCTACATATTCTAAAGTAGCACTTTCTGGTACTAAACCATAAATATTTTGAACATTGTTGTGACCAACAAAATCTTCATCAGCTACCGAATAAAAGCCAACAACAGGAGTGTAAGCAATAGAAGAAAGCAACTTATCAGAAAATTCTTTGGTAAACAATCTCTTGTCTACTGTTTCTCCAATATAGTAAATCTTCAACTTTGCTTTTGAATATTTAGCATTTGCCGCATCTGGAGTAAGCTCCTCAACAAAAGCCGGAATACTAAACTTATTCATTTTGTACCTCAGTTGTGTTTTTATTTTTCTTCTTCTTCTTCTACGGGTACATCTTCTTTTGCGGAGTCAGGTTTGGTTTCTGTTTCAGTTTTTTCTTCTATCTTGTTAACCATTCCTGCCGCATTAGCGCCGCCAGTATAAGAAGTAGATAACGGAGTTAATTCATTCAATTTCAAGAAATCTTCAAGTTCAACCTTGCTTGGGATGTCTACTTGCTTTGTACCCAAACCAACGACATACTCTAGCTTAGAAGCACCTAAGGTAGCGCCCTCTTTATATTGCAGAAGCATATTGCTAAAGTTATATACGGATAATGGCAACATATTAAGACTACATTGATAACCCTTGAAATTAAATTGATTGTTTATTGTTAAATTATAAAACGCAACCAAATCTTGTACATACTGCCATACAATAGATTCTTTACGGCGAAGAGAAAATTCTAACGACTCTTTTGAAGTTCCACTATATAAATTCTCATTTTCACCATCAACATTGTAAATAGCTGCATATGCATTAGAAAGCGTTTTATTTTCTTTTGTTTGATCTTCGCCAATAGACAAAACATCTAAATCACCAAAAGTAGTAAGCATACGCACATACTTATTTCTTGTAAGTGTTTTACTCATACTCTTGTGTAAAGCTGTCATTTCGGGAATTTCAACTACTAATTTATCTTCCCAAGTAGGCATCTTGTGCGCAATAATCTTAACAAGTTGCTGTTCATTGCGCTCCAATTCATTAGCTCTGTATTGGTCATATTGTATAATAGCGCCAAGAGAGCGTAAATATGAAGGAAAAGTCTTGTCATTTAAAACAAAGCCCGCAGAAAACTTAGGACTAAGTTTTTGCCAACGAAGATTTGCGTCCTCTTTATATGCATCATACATCGCCTTCATTTCGGAGGGATACATTGGGAACAAAAGGTCTAACTGTTCTTTTGTAAAACCTTGGTCATCAAAATAACCAAAATCAAACTGGAACACATTAGTGCCAAATTGTGTTGTGCCTGTAATTCTACAGCGCTCTGGCGGTAAAACAATAGTTGAAATTGTTTTAGAACCAGTTCTTTTTACAGTAGTTACAAACAAGGCACCGTCTATAAATAATTTACCCAACAAATGCGGAAAAGTTGTTTCGATAGACAATCCATCAACAACCTCCGCCATGTTAAAATAAATTTCTTCATAATCGGCAGTCTTTTGTTTTTCTTTTACTAGGCGAGGATAAAAGGTATAACGCCAGTAAAACATATTTTTCAAACTATCAATAAGAGTTGCATAAATTGGATAAAAAGTATATGCTTCTCTAGAATATTGTCTAACAACAGAAAGGTTATTAACATTATAATAGTTTGTATTAAAAGAATCAACAGTAAGAGAGCCTATTGATGTTGATTCATTGCGATTTTGGTTTACATTTCGACCAATACTCGCATCATCTTTATACATCTCTTCTATTGCGCTACGAGTTATTTTAAACTTCGTAGCAAGAGAAGTTGCAGTTTTTTGCAATTCTTCTGTTTGTATTGATTTTACTTTCATTTGTTTGCCTCACCATTATTAGTTTATCAAAACCGCATCTGCCCAAGAATACGACTTCTTTTGTCTCTTTTTATAATATTCTTGTTCTATTTGAGTTGATACCGCATAAATTCCGTATTCGGCCGCAGAGAAAAAGTCTTTTTGAATTTTCTTATTGCGTCTATCAATACGAAGTGTGTTAGACACATTATCGCTAGTATCAATAATAATGAGGTTTTTAAGTTCTTCTTCCATTAGATCCATATATCTATAGGGTTGAAGTTTTGCACGCTTTGTTGCTTCAGACGCGCGCAAGAAATTTTTGTTTTGAGAAAATCTGGTCAATGCTTCGTGCATCTTAATCAGACCTCTAACAGAACCATTACTTACACGAGAAAAGAAAATTCTGTGTATGTGTTCTCCCTCTTTACCACCTGATTTAATTTCATAACAAAGTGTGCGATATTTAGGATATCTAATTATATCTTTTTCCGCACTCTTGGGAGGATTGATAATGCCATAACCAGGCAATTCTAATCCAGTATCTCTATCTTTTGTGGGCTTATTTATCCAATCGCGAAGCGCTGCTCCAATACCGTTGGCGTCATAAACAAACATTCTAGCTTCATAAGTCGCTATAGTCTTTTTTAACTCATTTGCAACTACTTCATAGTCCGTACTATTTATAACAAACAGGTTGACCATTTTATAGTTAAACATATGAGGACCAGGAGATACTCTAATTACTATTACCGCAGTATCCGCACTACCATCCTTCGCCATATCAGCAGTTACAATATAAAATTCCTCTTTGTCCAATTCCATTGCATGCTCTTCGGCACGTCTAATTTGACGCATCGCCGCAATAACAGAAGGGCCAAATGCT